GTTGCCGTGTAGAGCGCATCTTGCGGATTAGGACTTGGGCAGTTCGGGTCAATGTAAAAATCCTCAATCGCCACGTTCTGAGCATAAGGTCTTGATACCTGATACTTTTCCTGCCTTGGAATGTTTACAAAGTGCATTTGCCCGTTCGGAACCTGTACGGGTTCGGCGGTGATAGGATGCGGGACAGTCACGGTATCAGCTACGGCCCTGCGGTCATAAACCGTCCGGTCAACCGATTGCATCCACCATCCGATTTCAATCGGCCCCGCACCATAAGTCAAAGCTGATTCGTAAGCCCTTCGGCAAAGCTCTCTCGCGGTAAGGAACTGTCCAGGCTTCCCAATGTCTCGCAACTGAGAACTGAGCAACGCTTTTACCGCCATTGCCTGCTCAAGCGTACTACCTGGAATCGGATAAGCCTCAAATGGGCTAGGATCGTCAAAAATGACTGAGAGAACACGGGGCAGAAGGACTTGAATCTCTTGCAGCGCAATGTAAACCGGAAGCGCAGAGCGTGGGACTCTGGTGCCTTCCCAAGTCTTCTTTTCTGTCCAGCCCGTCAGAAGCCTGTTCGATTCACGGAAACGGCGGTCATGGTTCTGGTTTCTGAAAGTTGCGGCTTTGTTGAAGTCAGCTAGTGCAATCTTTTTGGCAAAAGCTTTGTCCCACGGCTGATTGGCAGGCGTGATGGTATTGGCCTCTTGCGTGGTGAGGCTGGTGTTACCTGTTATCTGTACGGTTGCCGCTGCCATTAGCTAAACATACTCGCTGAGGGATTGAATTCGCTTCCTAGGCCGTGTTCGTATTCGTCTTCCGTCATACCTTGCAGCATTTCCCAAGACAGCGCAGCCACTGGGATACCGCGCCATTCTTTGTAGGCTGACTCTGGCGCAATCGGACTCATCTTTTCCCGGCCTTCAACATCTGATGTGATGCCGTCTCTTGATTGCAGTGCGTCGGCTATCGTATCGAGGATGTCATCATGGTTGAATTTCGGGAAGTAGAGGGCTTCGAGGATTAGCTGTTCTTTCACATCATTAGGCAGATCGTCAGCAAAGACAAACGCTTCATTTTTCCAATATGGCTGCGTGCCGCGAATCCTGTGAACCTTGGAAACTGTGTTGTCGCGTTTGATTTCCATGATTGGCAGGTAGATTCCGCGCCGCGCCATTTCCTTACGAAGAAAAGGGGCCAAGACTCTTGAATGCGCTTCAGCTTCAATTTTAAAATGGTACATTTGCGGCTGGTAGGCGAAAAACTCAAACATCTTGTCAATCACAGCATCCGGCGACATGCGGCCCCATGCGATTTTGTCAAAATAGCAGCGTCCGTCCGTTCCCCAGCCATGTAGATTCAAGCATTCATTGTCAGAATCCGCGCCCGTTGACGTTCCCATACCAGCAAGATCAACCGTGCAGTTCCATGAAATGCGGGGTTTCAGGTTATTCAAGTGCGCCCGCGAAATCCAGCGGATGTCATCCCGGATGGTAATCAAGCCGTTTTTGTCCTGCAATGGCCTCAATAGATACTGAGGATAGAGAACCCCCGGCCCGAGAGCGGGGTCGCGTTCAATCTTCTGCAAAGCTCTCTTGGAAATTCGCGTTGGCCACCATTCGTTTCCGTCAGGATAGGAATCCATTGCTGGAATATGTAGGCAAGACCATTCGCGCTCGTCTTCCGGCTTTTTACCCTCTTCCGTCAAGATCGTTTGATGCAAATCGGAGAAGTGGTAAATCGTTCCCGTCACGTCTATCCAGCCATGTCCAGGGGGAAGCGGGTTGGTTTCGACGAGGGGCCAGAGGCTTCCAAAAAACTTTCTAGTCTGCTCAATTCCACCAGGAGTTCTTGTGTTCTGATCTTCCACAAGGTCGTCAATTTTAATGACATCGTAGTGACCGCCAGCAACTGACGAGTCAGCCGAAGCCACTCTGACAGTAGGCTCCTTAATTCCTGGGGTTCGTCTGCAAGGAACTGTGAATTGCTCGTCATTGCCGAAATCTTCAAGATGGCCGGAAGGCGTTAGTTTTGGGCAGTATTCAGGGAAAAGCCAGCGGAAATGCTCATTCTTTTGAAATTGCTCTTTGATGCCCTTGAGAAAGTCTTTTGCGCGGCCCAATTGCGCTGACACCAGTAAAACTCGAATGTCTGGGTAATTGATGATCCACTGAATTGTGTGGGCCTGAGTGAGAATGCTTGTCTTGAGTCCGCCACGGGTTACTAAGTTGAGTCTCTTTCGTGGCCCATCAAGCTCCCACATCGGGCAAGCCGGAACGTAATTCGCTCCCTTGATTGTGATCTGCCGTGCGTTTTCCGTTCCGCCCTTGAATTGCTGGACGTGCATGTACATTCGGCCATGCACAGACTTGGAAACGTCCCGGTAGCCTAAAACTCCGCAAAGATAGCGAAGATCAGTCCGGCAGCGTTGCCGCCTTGCTTTCCAGTCTTCAAGATTGAAACGGGCCATTTAGTACCAGGCGATCAGCTTTGCGGTCACGTTGAACGTAAACGAAGGCGAAGTCCCGCCAATGGTATATTTCACTCTCCAGAGGTTCCCAATCGGGCCAGGGCGAATCGAACCAGCCGTCAGCGCAGCGTCGGAAATCGCGTAATCACAGGTGGTAATCGAAGCTGCGTTCGCCGTCCCGCCCATGTTCGTTGAATTGAATCTCACAACCTTGGTAGCCGCCGCTGTAATCTGCGTAGCCGCGTAGAAATCATCAAAGATTGCCGTTCCCGCGCCTTTCGATAAGGCTGTATCCGCTGCCGCTGCCGGGAAAAGCTGGTCTTGAAGAAAGACATTCAGCGTGGGCGAGGTGCCTGTGACCGGAGTGCATTGGATACAGATGATTGCGCCGATAAAGCCATCGGGAATATTGAGCACTCCGCCTACTCCGCTTGCTGTGTAAGCCGCCGATGGCAGAAGAACTATGTCCTGTGAACTTGATTTCATTCTAGGCTCCTACAAAAAATGCCGGATTCGCCACGGAAAAGTTGGCTCCGAGGTGTAAGTACGGGCACATTCGCGTGTATCCGCTTCTAAATCCCTTGGCTGTGACCTGATTGAACCTTTCAATGTCCCAATAGGCGTCTTCAAGCGGAGGAAATTCAGTTACCAGCCCTTTGCGGAGAAAAACCAACCCGCCGACAGCGTGAATTTCCGTCAATTCCAGCCCCTCAAGCTTGTACTGGTCGCCGTTGGTCACCGCGCCTGAGACACAGCCGAAATCGGGGTACTTTTCCATGATTCTCAGGCCATTTTCGACAAAATCCTGCCCGTAAATCAGAGCGTCATCGTTGGCAATGATGTAGGGATCGCTCTGTGCGAGATTTTCTGCCATGTGTAAAGATTCTGCCGCAAACGGCATTGCCGGGTCATTGTCTAGGACTTGAAATTCAGTTCCCCAAGAGGCATAGCGGTACAACCATTCACCGCAAACCAACGGCACAACCCGCACGTCTTTCTGCATCTTCCATCGTGCCACGGTAGCGATAGCAAAGCCGAGACGGAGTTCGGAAGAGGAGAAGACCCTTATAAACACATCGGTCTTAGACGTAAATCACCTCTAGCCCATGACTCCCCGGCCTGAGTTCATGGCGCAGAGTGAAAGCGAAGCAGTAATCATTTATCGCTTGCCTGACGCCGGGAAATGAGCCGGGACAATCAGCATCATGGACAAGAATCAATCCGCCAGTTTTGACCTTAGGTGCCCAAATAGCCAGATCAGAGGAACAGCCTTCGTAGCTATGGTCGCCGTCAATGAACAGCAGATCGAGCGGTAAATCAGGCTTTACTTCGTCTCCTGCCCACGGGCAGAAGAAAGTCCACTGTGGATGTCCGTACCAGACATAACGACAGGATGGGTGAACGTCTACAGACCAGAGATGCCCTCCGTTTTCTTCCAAGCCTGCCAAGATAGCTGTGGTCGAGATTCCGCAGTGTACACCGATTTCCAAGACGTTGCCTTTGGCGTGTTCTTTCAGGAATGGGAGATGGGCGTGAGTGTCAAGGTCTTTGTCGGTTGACAGGAAGGCATACAAGGCTGCCGCGCTATGAACGCCTTTCCAGTGCGGAACAAAGCAATAATCCAACAGGTGCTCCATTGGGCGTGATGCGCTCACACAAACTCCTCATGCAACTGCTTTTCAGGACTCAAGGCATAGGCCAGAACGGAGTTTTGCCGCCTGAACTGGCATCTTTCGCAGCCTCGGGCGTCAAAGTTTATTTGGTTGTTGAATCTCGCTTGAGAGAGCCAGAAGTCTTTGAATCGCTGTTCTTTAATGCTTCCGACAAGTCCGCGTTCATTGTAGGCGTATCCACAGCAACGATAGACGTTGAGGTCGGCCCCGATGTAAGCTGTAAAGAACTGATAACCACAAAGTCTGTCAGATGGGGACTTAAGCCGCAAGTCGTCGAGTCGCTCACTGAATCGGTTGTATACCGTAAAGTTGCCATCGCTCAATTTCTCCGCTTCTGAGCATAGCAGGAAAGCCCTTGAGTGGAAATCAGCAAAAAGCCGCTCATCTTCCTGTGAAAATTGGGCTGAAATCCTGATATTGTCCGCTCCCAACTCCTTAGCCAGTTTTGCGGCTTGGACAACCTCTTTCCAGTTATCCGGCGTCACCACA